AACCTTTTAGCCGTGTACGACCTGCGTAAAACGACCCAGCAGTACTGCGGTGCGTTGATTTAACATCAGTTTGCATTGACATAATTAATCTCCTTGTAAACGGGGGCCGAAGCCCCCTAGACTAATTAGACTTGACCAGCAGATTGATACATCGTGCCGTCAGAGTTGCGAACAATGTACTCAATCACAATCTGGCCTACGCCAGCAGTCGATGCACCTTGAGCAACTGTGTAAGTCACAAACTTGTCGGTAGTGCCAGTGTTGGCCCACAAAGCAGCGGCGGCTTCTGTTGCGGCGGCAACAAAATTATACACACCGGGGTTTGTTATGGTCAGAGCGCCAGTGATAGCAGTCGCGCCAATGGACAACGTAATAGTTGATGCGGCATCAAAAGTGGTGGTTGTGATGAATCGAATATCAACAATCAACGAACCAGCGGGGAGCACAAACGCATTGGTCGCGTCAGCGTCATTGAAGTTTACAACATCAGTCTGGACAACTTGAGTTGCGCCAGTGTTGCGTGTGGTGTCAGCGGTTGTGCCGGTGGTATAACGGTTTGTGCCAAGCAGCCAAGGGCCGAGGTGAGTAGCGATTCCCATGATGGATTCCTTACATACAAGTTAAGTGTATCAATCAGTATGTTGTCTGCCGGGACAGTTTGATACACCGGAAAGCCCGGATTAAGAACAATATACACTAAAAGAAAAAGGGGCACAAGGCCCCTTTTTCAGTTTCATCAGGACGAACCGGGTGAACCGAAGATACCCAGTGGGTCTGACACGCCGAAGCTATAACGCTCACGGGCTTTGTAACGAACGTTACCTGTGTCAAAGTCGCCATCCATGCTGTTAGACAAGGGTGAACGAACAAAGTGCTTCAGGCCGTTAGGTACGTCTGTTGTCAAGAACCAAGCATTGGTGTCGGTCAAATAGTGGTTAACAGTGTAACCTTCAGAGATCGAACCGTTGTTCTTCAATGCATTGATATCGTTGTCAGTTGTACCGACGCGGAGTTCGGTTTCCAACAAGCGAGTTGCAACGAATTGCAGTGCTGGGGGGATGATAAGCTTACGGGGCTTAGCAGCGATCAACAAACCACGCTCGTCTGTCCAAGCAGCGATCTGAATAACAGCGTTTTCCAACGATGTTTCATTCAAGTCAGCGCCTGTTGTAGGACGGTTGCTGTTAGTGCCACCAGAGACAAGTGGGTGGGCTGTAGAACACAGAACCACGCCGTCGCCATATGTTGGGCCGCCAGTGAAGGCGTTGTTCAACACATAAGCAGCTTTAACTTGCTTGGTGTAAGCCATACCACGGGCCAAAGCCTTGGTATAACGTGAAGACAAGCTGTCATACAAGTTATCTTCCACAGCTTCCTCTGTGATGGAAAAGCCCATCGCAATGGTTTCGTGGGTGTAACGTGCAGTCCATGCCTCTTGTGCATTGTCGTACTGAATGGCGGAGCCCTCATTCTTGACAGGTGCAGCAGAGAAGCCAGAAAGCTTTGTCTCTTCTTCGAAGCTACGCTCTGATGTCTCAGTTTCGTAGATCTCTTTGTGCTCTTCGCCGTATTTAGCGTACTCCAGACCAAACAATGCGTTTAGACCGGGGAGCAACTCTTTAAGTAGTTGTGCGCGTGAAATAGCCATTTTAAGTTACTCCTTAAACACCAGTGGTGCTGTTGTACTGCGCGGTGTTGAACTTAACGAGGAACTCGTAGTAAGTCGTGGCAGCTACGCTGGCATTACCAGTTGCAGTGTCAGGAATCACATCAACAACACGGACGGGAAGCGTATTTGTAGTGTTGGCGGAAGAACCGTCAATACCGTAATACGAGTCACCTGTGGTGGTGGAACCAACGTTAGCAACCAAAGCCACGTTAGATCCAACAATCGTGCGGGCATAAGCCGTAGGAGTGGTGGAACCAGCGACTGTAGCGCAGACACGGAACACTGCACTAGGATCATCCACAACAAAGGCAAAAGCCATGTTTGTCGAAGTTGATGTAGCAGCAGGGTAGTACTGGCTAAACGTAGGTTGACTCAACGAGTTGATGTAAGAACATCCAACCAACACACCAACAATGTTACCTGAGTTAGTGGTATCAGCGGCAACAATGTAGCCACTAGTATTCACTTGGACGGTATCACCGTTCAGGATTGCTGTTGCGTAAGCGGGGGCGATTGGGATTTGACGGATCGCTCCGGCGTAGGGTAGACCATCCAGTCGATTGACTGGCTTGAAACCGTACGTCTTGTCAATGGTAGGATATGCCATCGTTAGACTCCAAAATTAAGACCCAGAACCGAAAACTGAACCCTTAGTCACTGTCGTGCGTTTATCGCTAAACAGGGGCATACGAGCGTCGCTTTCGCGCATGAAGCTGTTATCTACTGACTGCATTTGCGCATCGGAGAGTTTCCGATAGTGCGCATCGCGTTGTTCAATAAATTCAACAGGTGTTTTACAAAGGATAAGTCCACCGACTTCAATCGCATCTTTAAACCGAGAATTTGGATCGGCAAATGTATGCGCTTCAGGGTGATCAGAAGCCTTTACGGGCTCCCATCCTTCGCGAAGTTTTGCGGAAACATTTCTAGCGTCACCCACACCACCCATGCTGGTGCGAATCCATCTCATAGCGTAACCAGGTTCCTCATCCACTTCTGGAAGAAGTTGAGGCGGAGTCCACTTTGCAGCAGGTCTGCTCTCTTTTTCACGAGTCTCAAGTTCACGTTTTAATCGATTTTGTTCAGCCATTTTTATTTCCTCATTTCTTTCGCTACCTCACGAGCATAGCTCTCCAAGGAGATGCCAAGCCGTTTGGCTAGTTGTACCTGCGTTGCATTCAGCACGATTTTCTTAGGTGCAGTGCTGCGCGTTGCTGGTGCAACAACATTTGCTTTTGGCGAGCGCTGAGATGTTTGTGCATCAGCGTAGTCCTCAGAGGCAAACCTCTCTGGGAACACTTGGCGAATCCTGCCGTTGAGCTTCCGGTAATACTCATCCGACTTAGGATCAACACCATCCTCTACGACCAGCTTCTCATGCAACGCAAGCGCGTAGCCGGTCATTTCACGGTCTTTCCCAAACCAGCAATTCCGGGCTTGCCAGTCGGCTGCTTTAGGATCAACCGCGTTTGCTTGCGCGATTTGTTGAGTTTGTACAGCAGATTTATCATCTTGTAAAGGGGCTGGCTTAAAATTGTTTACCCGTTCAGATTTAATCTTGACAGAGGTTAGTTTGTCCTGTGCCGCAACCAAAGCATCTGAGTCTCCAGCCTCATAAGCACTCTTGTACTCACGTTTAGCTTCTTCCACCTCTGCTGAAAGGTTTCGTTTAGCCTGTTCTAGCAAAGCTTCTTGGCTCGTACTTAACGTGCCTTTTAGCTTTTTGTTTTCTTCAACAACAGACTGCGCCAGACGCAAAGCTTCTTCTTTTTCACGGTAAGCCGCTTCTTTGGCTCGTCTTTCGTCGTGATACCCGCGACCTAATTTAGATAGTCGCTCTTTGAGTTTGACATCAGTATATTTGTCAAGTTCCTCATCGGTGACTTCTTCAGGTGGTGTATCTAGTGGTTCACCACGGTTTCTGTCTGCGGGTGGCGTATCGTCAACAATCTCAATGTCAAACTCGTCATCTTTAGACTTTAGAGAACGATTAGCCTTTTTCTCGGCTTCTTCTATCTCATCAGGGAAGTGATATTCCGTTTTTTCAAAATTAGCCATGATTTCTCCTTATGGGCGTTGAATACCGCGAGGGTCTTGGACTACTGCTTGGATAGAGTCATCATTGATCAAACGCCACTCTGTACCGTGTATTTTCATACGAGTACCAGTATTGGGGCGGGTGATAATGAAATCTCCAACTTGGCACGCAGGCCCGGAAGGAAACCTCTTTTCATCTTTAAATGCATCTGGCCCTATTTTGGCTACGAATAACACGGGGGAAAGAAGCTCCTCGTGGTACATGGCAGTAGCGGATTTAAGGATGCCGGATTCACTAAATTCTTCTTCTGCTTTGGGAAGCATGCAAAGAACATGAAAAGTAGCAGGATCAGGAACCTGCTTGGCTTTCTCTTCAGCCGTCGCGGGAAGTACAGTGGCTGTGGCACCGTCTTGGCTTACGAGTATTTCACTCATCGTTTAGTCTTTCTATACGTTGTTTGAGGTCTTGAAGGTTGTAATTGGCATGGTCAAGACCCCTAATAACCCCTACCAATTCCCGATACTCTGCGTAGTCTTTGACTCCGCCAGTAGCAAGTTTGTCTATCGCCTGTTGGCGAAATTCGTCGTTTTGCTTTTTAAGTAGTTCTATTTCATTCATAAATTACTCCAGTACTTGCATCCAAGGCCCACGAAAAGCTTTCTCACTAAGAGTTGCAGTGGTGTAGTCAATACCGCAAAATTTGGCGTAGTCATCAACAGACCGCTTAGTCCCTAAAGAATAGATCCCAATGTCTTCACCGTTAACTAGCTGAGCTAATCGTTTAATTGCCTGCATTTTTAATACCATCCAACGGTTATCTCCCCGGTTTTCATCTACATTGCCTTCCCAGTGAGAATCCCTACCCTGCCTATTTTGTAAATGATAGATGGGCATATTGGCCACATGGAGGATGTCCCACCCGTGCGTGTAGGCTCTAAGAGCAAGTGCTTGTTCTTCACCCTCAAAATAAAATTGAGGGTCATACGGAATCTCATTGACAAATTTGCCTGAAGTAAACACACAACCGCACCCCAAATGAAACCCAAACACTGGATGCAAAGTGTTTAAATAAACGCCCTCAAACATCAAGGTGTAATTGCTTGGATTGAAGTCAGCTCTGTTAAAAGCTTTGTGAATTATTTGTGCTTTTACGCCGTTTTCAGGAAACGTCTTAGGCTGTCCGTTTTCTATTATGTACAACATAGGATAGCTTGAAATAATAGGCTTACTACTAAACTTCAAACACTTGATTGACTCATCTATAAACCACTCATCCCAATCTTGCTCAAACCACATGTGAGAGTCAATTTGGAAGAACCAATCTTCCCCACAGTACATTGACATAGCAACTGCGCGTGCCCAACAAGCCCCCCTAGACTCAACTGGATCAACACCTAAATAACGAATTGTGTTGCGTTGTTCTTTGGTGAACACTACACGTTTACTTGCTTCGCGTTGCTCCACTATGCCAAACCGAAGTCTGTCTGGATGTTTTGCCTTGCTAATTGCATCTTGAACTGTCGTGGCTAACTGCTCGTCGCAGTACGACGCAATGCTGATGAATATCGTGTTTGATTTCATTTGGCAAATATTTGGATTGCGTTTCTAGGCGGCGCATCAGGAGTCACGCTAAACACAGTGTGCTCCATTGGTAAAAATATCTTTGATGCGGTATTAAATTCAGGTTTAAAACATTTAATTTCAGTGCCTGACTCATACGCAAAATAGCCGCCCCAATTCTTATCCCACGTCTCATTGAGATAAATTGTTACAGCCATCTTCCATGAAAAATCAGAATGCCAAGAGATGTAGCTTCCCGGCATCCATCTTTGATACATAGCATGGTTAGTCTCAAAATTACTAAGCTCTGGCGCAATTATTTTGGCGTGCTCAAATATTTTGTCTGACATTTCTTTGGGAAAGTCATATACCAATACCACGCCACTACTGCGTAAAAGCTCTTTTGGCCAGCATGAAAAGTTGCTACGAGACGATACTTGCCCGTCTACATACTTGTTAATTTCAGTGACAAACTCAGTTGGTAAAACATTTGTGTGCTTTGATATAGGCGCAGATTTAGGTATGGCTGCTTGCTCTAAATGCTGACACTTGCGCATGGTGCGCTCTAGTACTTCATAGCCGGGTAGAGCACGCACTTTACTCACTAGAAGCGCAGCCGCAGAAGCGTCAATACCAGCCTTGACCATAGCATCGACAAGGGCAGCATCCGCTACCCCCATCGCTACATTTTCTATGGCCCAGTTTATCCAACTAGGGTTGATTTGTGTCACCTATTACCTCCGGGTTGTGGTTTAACAATGTTCTTGACCAGATCAGCTTTAACTTTCTGGTTAGTCTGACGCTCCTGTGAAGTCAGTCGTTGCTGCTCTTTCTGCATGTCCATCATGATGCGTTGAGCCTCAAGCTTGAGTTTCTCTTGAGCCAACTGGATGTCAGCCTGAGTTTTCTGAGCACGGGTCTGTGCTTCTTGAGCCTTGATCTGCAACTCAGCCTGCTGCATCTGGATGAGGGGATCCTGTTGCATCTGCTCATTCTTCTTCTCTTGCATCTGAGCCATGTTCTGTTGGAGCAACTGAACTGATGCCTGCGCCACAAGCTGAGACAACTGAACTTCAACTTCTTCAGGAAGTTTCTCATTGGGTGGTGGGAGGGGTACGCCCAACTGTTCTTCAATCTTACGGCGATACGCAAACGCCAAGTGTTCAGCAATGTGAGCCATGATTGCCCCCATCATCTGCTGAGCCGCAGGGTTCTGCCCCATCGTTTGCATGATCATTGGATCCTGCATGAACGTTGTATGAGCCGCGATGTGTGCGTCATGATCCTGATAGATAAACGCTTTTGTAGGTTCTCCTCGCAAGAACGCCATGTTCTCACTGATCGGATCACGCGGTGTCATGTCGTCATCAATCGGCACAAGCTTCTCGGCATTCTTCACACCCAGCACTTCAATCATTTGCCTATGCAAAATTGGAAGGTCGTAAATTTGAGGTGCTTGAGCCGCCAACTGCATCACAGCTTGGTACTGCATGATGCGTTGAGCCATCGTAGAGCTATTGGGATCACTGACAGGTATAACTTCAACCATGTCGTAGTCAGCCTGCATCGCCTCTGGATTACCTGCTACTGGGTCGTAGTCGTAGCTTGCGGGCGCGTGATCTCTAATGATGTTCTTAAGGAGCTTGAACTCCTCTTTCATTGAGTTGTGAACACGGGCTTGCACCGCACCCATGATCTTAAGCTGCCGCTCTAAGAGAGCAAGCGTCGTACCCACAGGAGCCTGCGCACTCATGTCACTGACCTTCATGTCAGCAATAGAGCCAAGGCGACGGCCTTCTTCTGTAATCTGGTTCAGCAGTGCTGCCAACACTTGTGACGGCTCCTTGTACGGGAGCATCATGATGTTGTCTTTGATCGAGCCGCTTGGTACGTCTACGTCTCTAAATTCGCCCGGTGCAATTGGTGTATCGTCACCCTTAACACGCAGACCGCGAGACTTCATGCCCCCCGGTAAATTACTAAGAGTACCTGCATCAATAAGTTGCCTGATAAGAGAAGTGCCAGCGCGAGCGTAACCACCAATAATATGGATGAGACCCATGCCGTAAGCTCCAAAGCCCGGTACGTAATCGTACTGAACCAAGTGCTGACGCTTTGCATAAGTCTCATCTTCCTCTTCCCAGTTACGGTAGATAGCTAAAACTTTATTTGTGCCGCGATCAATTGCAATGATGTAAGGCAGAGCGATGTCATCTTCCTGCTCATAACCTTTCAAGTTCCAATCGACTTGAATCTCAGCGATCTGATAGCGGTCATCCTCATTGACTGAATAGCCTTGCTCTTCAGCCTTTTTCTTCTCGACATCAGTATGAATCTGAACAGGCTCGCCCAAATCAACGTCACGATAAAAACCATTGACCTGTAGCTTTTTTACATCATTCTTTGTCTTACGCATCAAGTGCGTCACACGCTCAGCAGTTCTTGCTCCGCTCGAGCCATAGGGGATGATCACATCTTCAGCGGGAACAAACAAAGACACTTGCCTTCTCAGACCCGGGTCGTAGTACACTTTCTTAAACGCTGAGCCAGCAAGTCCCAAGTTAAACAGCATGCGCTCATGCTCTGGTCTGTACTCGGGCATCTGCTCAGTCAGGCGATAGTTCATATCCTCACGAACACGGTTTGCCGCCTCTTCTTTAAGGCGATCAATTGCACCGATAATTTCCGTCTTGACTGGGCCTTGAGCAGGAAACGTTTCAGTGATAGTTTCGCTCTGGAAGCGGATCGCGGCCTCAGTAAGAACGGTTGAAAATACGCCACAAGCTCCATTCCAAGGTTCCGTTCTTTCCTCATATTTCATCCCCAATACTTCAAGACCTTTGACATAGGTCTCAGTCCAATCTTTGCGAGAGTTAATGTCGGCATCGACGTACTCCATCAACTCAGACGCAAGAGCACCTAACTCACTGTCGTCCATGTCTTCAGCCAAGTTCTTACTAAAGTCATCACTGCCTTCTTTGCCCGGCTCAATTGTGATCTCCATAGAGCCATCAGCCAAAGTTACCGAGTCAGGGTTCTCAATCTCAATTTCAAGTGCAGGCTCTCCCATGTCCATCAAATCTGGAAGTCCGCCGTCAGCGGGGTAAAGAGCTTTGTCAATGTTGCTGGTAGCCATATCTGTCCTCAGTAGTACGCCGCTGTTCTACGGCGAAAGTATTTAATTTCTTCAGGCTCATCAGTCGGCAACCGTATGAACCCGCCTTGTCTAAACCGCATTAACGCCTGAGTTGTGGAGTCAACCAAGTCATCATTAGTGCCAGATGGAAAGTCATTGCATTCCTCAATAACTTCTTTTGCCCATCTCCGGTCAGGTGCCCATACTATGCCAGACGCTAATAGATCTGACACAGCATTCACACGCGATATTTTGTCCTGTCCTTTGCCCGGAGTAAACTCCCCCACGGGAACACCCATGCGGCGAAGCTCCTGATAAAGCGCGGCTCCGTTGGATTTCTTCTCCACAACAAACGCATCAGGCTCCCATTCCTTGTACTCGTCAAGCACAAGCTTCTTTAAATCAGGAAACTCCATCCTCTTCTTGATCGCATTAAGTAAGATGATGTTGTAGTTGTTTGTTTCTTCGTTGAAGAACACACCCCACGTAGTCAGTGCGTTGTAGTCAGCCCTGTTATTGGTCTCTTGCGCCGCGTCAAGACTCATGATGGTGAACTCGCAGTTGGGCGGATCATCCTTCTCCCATATCTGCCACCATTCCCTCTTTAGTAAAGCGCCCTCTTCCGAGACAGGATTCTGCATGTACTGGGCTTGCCAGTAGCGGGGATCCATACCTGCTTTTTTACCCAGTAGTTCTTCTAGCGACCAGAAGTCTCCCCATAGCGGCTTCTCATTGAGGATGGCAGGGAACTCGACAATCTCCCACTGATCTACATCTTCCTCTTTGCCCATCTGGTTGACAATCATCCCTGTCAAGTCCAGCTTACTCCACCGTGTCATCACGATAATGATAGAGCCACCCGGCATAAGACGCTGGAGAGGGCCAGACTGAAACCACTCCCAAGCAGGAAGGAAAACGTCCGGTCTCCCAGTCTTAGCATCTTGTTCCGAGTGAGGGTCGTCAATAATAAATAGATCAGCGCCACGACCAGCAAGAGCACCTCCGACACCAATAGCAAAGTATTCTCCTTGGAAATTAGTACCCCAACGTGAGGCTGATTTGGAATCTGACTGCAATTCAACCTGCGGAAAGATGTCTTTATAGGGGTCAGAACCCACCAAATTACGCACTCTACGGCCAAAATTGACCGCCAAATCCGCTGTGTGGGAGGCCATAATGACCTTTTTATGAGGGTATTTACCTAGAAACCATGCAGGTGCAAGGTAAGAAATCATCTCAGACTTGCCGTGACGGGGGGCAATATTGACGATTACGCGCCTTTTCTTGCCATTTGCAATGTCTTCAAAGATTTTGGCCAGTCTTCTGTGGTGTGGGCCTACTTTATAGCCGGGATATACGTGATCAATGAAGGTTAGGAAGTCGTTTTTACCCACATCTTGCACAGATTCACTGTCGTAAATCTTCAAAAGCTCTAAATTACGACGTTTATCCTCTTCCGCCAAAAAAGCCTTATAAAACAAGGACTTGCGCGGTTCCAATTTCAGTTCCAGTTTTGGAACTACTTTACAAATAAGTGGAATTTCTAGGTAGTAACCCTAGTTTCAGATTTGGAATTCTAAAGTTCCAGTTCAGTTCCAGTTGTGTTGGAATTACATTGGAACAATGGAATAATTTCACTAACCCCTGAACGACAGAGACTATCTCTGCACAAACACAACTGACCCCGCATTCGACTTTGATGAATTCAAGGACATAGACAACGAGTACGAGGGTCTATCAATAGTCAGCATGGGCAAAGACACAAGACGCTGGCTCAAAGGCTACAACATCCTGTAAACAATCAACAATGGAGAGATCAATGAAAGTTCGAGACATACGAAAACGAGCCAAGGGGAAGTACCAATCCAATGGCGCGTTCAAGTTCTTAAGGATGAGTCAAACCAAGCGATGCCGTATCTACCAACAAGGATGTTGGCATTGCGACTTTTGGCACTTCTATGATACTAACAAGCGATTCCCTACATGGTGGGAAATGACAGATGAAGGAGTAGTGAAATGAAAGTTATTAGAACAACCGAGGGCTACATGGTAGAGAAGGATGATGGCGACTACCTGTGCGATGCTCATGGTGATAACACATGGGAGACAAGGGGAGAAGCCGATGAAGTCATGGCTTTGCGATTAGGCTATGAACACTTCATTCAGGTTCGTGTAACGGATGTATATGGGAAGCGTGTGGTCTATCCCGTGTGCGACAAGGCAAAGGTGTTTGCATCCATTGCAGATACCAAGACCCTGACTGAGACAACTCTCAGGTGTATACGCAAGCTTGGGTATGAGATTCATCCTGTACCGCAAGAGCCTTTAACACTAGACCTATGACTCAACAAAGTTGGGGTATATCCCTATGTTTATTTGTAAAGTTATGGTATAATGTAATTTGAGTGGGGAAGTTCTCTACTCAATAGTCTAAGTTAGTCATTCACGGTATCGTGAAAATTTCAGTAAGGAGTTAGTTATGGGACAGTTCAAACAAATCGATGTGGTCTTGCAAGAGATCGCCAAAGACGAGAATGTGCATCCATCTGTGCGCAAAGCAATGCTTGATGCAATGAACGATGTGATGCGCGAGACAATCATTGCCGATCCATTCATGGAGGTGTATGTACTTCTGTGCGATGGTGTAGTCACCGATGTGTTTATTGACAAAGCAATGGCAGAGTATGACCTACATACATGCATTAAGGCAGACGAGGAAGAGGGTCTGCCCCACAAGTGGACTATCGTCATCCGCCAACTCAACACCACGATGCTGTGACACCTAGTTGTTCAGCCTGTGGTGAACCATTTTCTATTGCTCGCCAACTACATGGTTATACATTGTGTATGCCATGTGGCGAGTTACACGCGCGTTCTGTGAAACACACAATCGTGCCGATGCCCAAGTCCAACTACATAGTTGTGACTGATCGTTCCTTGTTACTTAACCTTAACTCATCTCATAAAGGGAGTCGTTGAAATGAACTTTGAATTACAACAACCGAGCCAAGTGATCTCACTTGCAACATCTGCGCTCATTGTTAACGTGGATGTGAATGTGTGGACTGCGACCAAGCAAGACCGCGCTATCTCTGACGAGGTTACATCCGCTAAGAATGCATCCTCTGAGGCAGGTAAGTTCACCAAGAACTTGCTCGCTAACTCGCCCGACCACAAAGCCCTCCTTAACTATCGGCAAACCGTCTATAACTGGCTTCAGCGTTGCACCTACGATTGGGCGGGAGCGATGCGCTTATTGCCCATGATCAACCTTGAGAAGTTCAAGAAAGAATACGAGGGGCATGAGAAAGCCTTTGATGACTTGTTTAATAAGTTCATTGCGTCATACCCCACGATGGTAAGCGATGCGGCATTCAAGCAAGGCGACATGTTTAATCGTTCAGAGTACCCTGAACCACAAGAATTGCGAAGCCGATTCAAGATCAAGTTGTTCATAACGAAAGTCCCCGCAAATGACTTCAGGTCTAACATCAGCGAGGCTATCGCTGAAGACTTGATGCGCGGATACGAGAAGCAAGTGGGAGAGATCATCGATACAGTCATGCAAGATGCGAGTGAGAGACTTGTCCTGTTCGCTGAGCGCATCAGCAATGCATGCACAGAGAATACCGCCAACGAGGATGGCAAGGTCAAACGCAAGAAGATTTACGACACAACCATCACACAAGCCAAAGAGTTGTGTGAGACCCTGAAGTCCTTTAACTTAACAAATAACAACGCATTGGAGGATGCTAGAGCTCGACTAGAGAACGCATTGGATGGCGTGACGTGCGAGGAGTTGCGTGAGAGTTCGTATGCACGAAGCCAAGTGAAAGAGAGCGTGGATGACTTGTTGTCCAACTTTAAACCATTGAAAGCATTCTTATGACAGATTTAGAAATTGTATTGTTGATTGCTTTTGCAATCATGACAGTCATGTACTGGAGATCAGAGCGCAAGCGCATCTACATCTCTTGTGCATTGGTAGCAGTAGGTTTGAAAGAAGCCTACATCGAGGTCGATGAGGAAACAAAAACCTTTGAGATCAAAAAAGTAAGTCAGTAATCCCTGAAACATTAAATTGGAGAAAGCCATGTCGAAAGTAAACTTTTCATTGACCACATCTATCGATGAGACCAAGCAACTCATCAAGTCTATCGGTGCAACAAACACAGTCGTTGTTGTCTCTGAGCCTGGGGTTGGGAAATCAACCATCTTAGAAATGCTTAAGGCAGATATGGGTGAAGATGAGTACGACTACATCTATGTAGATTGCCCTGTGAAAGATATGATGGATATCGCGGCATCAATCCCGAACCATGAGAGCAAGACACTTGAATACTATGTCTCATCGTTGTTCAAAATGGGCAACGGCAAGAAGAAGGTGATCATGCTCGATGAGTTCATGAAGTCACCCAAGTTGATGCAGATCATTTATACAAGGCTTATGCTAGAGCGTAGTGTGGGTGACGAGCAACTCCCAGAAGGTAGCTATGTGTTTGCAACAAGTAACAATGCAAGCGATGGTGTGGGCGATGGCATGTTGGCTCACGTTGGGAATCGTGTGTGCTTGGTCAGTATGCGTAAGCCTAACCATGATGAGTGGAATACATGGGCGAGTGCGAATGGCATTGCGCGACCCATTCGTGCGTGGGCGGCTATGAATACCAAGGCGTTCAAGTCTTACTTAGATCCCGATCAGCAAGACAACCCATATATCTTTAAACCATCATCGACTAACAAGTCCTTTGTGTCTCCTCGCTCATTGGCTAAGTGTTCTCCAATCGTCGAGAAGCGTAGCGAATACTCAGAGAATGCATTAACTGTTGCGTTGGCGGGTACTGCTGGCGAAGCATTCGCTAAGTCTATCGCGGCATTCATCTCACTTGAGGGTCGCTTGACTAAGTATGAGGACATCATCAAGAATCCCAAGACTATCAGCGTTCCTGACAATGTGAGTGCATTGGTCATGATGTTGTTCGAGG